CTACTGAACGTGTTTGCGCTGACCCATGACCAGTTAAATGGGTATCCATCCTGCCCGGTTCGCCAGCGTGATCCCGGAGCCGCGCAGCGCACCGAAGTTACCGCGCATGACCTCGCCGATAAGTACCCCGAGCTCCTGCCGGGCAGCTGCACTTTGCAGCCCCAGACCGTGCGTGGCCACTTTGGCAGCTTCAAGCTTGCGGATATAGACCTCAGCCGCATCGCTGGCACCGACCTGCGCCGCCTTCATGCGCAGCAGCTCGGTACCGGAGAGCTTTTGCTCTGCAACCTGTTGCTTCAGCTGGCTGAGGAATCGCGTGCGCGCTGCGGCCGATTTTTCCTCCACGATCTGCAGTTCTTTTTGCCGGGCCGTGGTGCGGGAAATAAGGGCGAGATAATCCTGCTGGGTTATGTTGCCCTGTGCCCTCGCTGCGCGAAAGCGCGCCTGCACGTTCGCAAGCGACTGTGTTTCACCATTGAGCTGGCGAACGCCGTCAATCTGGCGGAAAAATGATGCCGCCAGTTCATCCTGTCGGCGGGCAAGCGCTGCAGCCTGCCCGTCATTCTCACGCATGCGCTGATTAAGCTCGGTCACGCGGCGATGAGTTTCATCAACGGACCTGGAAACGTTCTGCCAGTCTTTTGTCAACCCTTCCGTTGCGGCTGACTGACGGGCTTTCATGTCTGCGGCAGCCGCCGCGCCAGCGTCGCCCACACTCTTTAATGCAGCGCTCTGACGGTCCGCAGCACGCTGCATTCGCGCCTGAACTTTATCAGACTCATCCGCCATTCCTGTCAGTTGCCCTTTGATTCGGGCGACCTGCTCGCTGAAGGTTGCGCGGTCAACATCCAGCTTAATAACCAGATCGCTAATCTGCTGGGCCATATCGGATACCTCCTGTTATCCCCTCAGCGGCGGTCATCAGCGTGTTATCATCCGGCTCGTCATCGCTGATGACGAAATTCGAAGGAGAAAGCAGGCTGAAATGTGCTGGGGTAAGTTCCGGGTCGCGGAAGAAAAGAGTGGAGATGGAATAAAGCAGCTCTGAGAAATGCGCATCGAGCTGCGCGTCCTGAAAATAATGCTCCCGGTAGAACTGGTGCCAGTCGCCCAGCTCACTGGAAGTCATTCCAGCCAGCATGGCGCGCCAGTCGGGTCGACCGAACTCGCGCGCCAGATTCAGGACAAACTTCAGCTCGCTGGCAAGGGCTTTTCCGCCGTAACGGGTTCTGCGCTTTCGGCCTCCGCTGAGGCATCCGGATCGGCAGGATTGTCATCCTCAACCGGAACGAGCATGCCGGAGAGCAGCTTTATTTCCATTTCTGCTTTACCGATCGCCTCTGGCGGCCAGCCGCTAAGCACCTGCTGATAAAGCGTTTCCACATCCGTGCCAGCCGGATCGTTATGCCACAAAGACATCGCGATCAAACGCGCACCGCAGCGAATATTTGAGCCAATCAGCCTGGCCGTCATTTCCTGATCGCTGATGCCGTCGCTGTCAGCGCTGACGGCCTTTTCCTCTGCGGCCATAAACGTGATGTACTCAATACGCTGCAGCGCCGACAGCTCGAAGATGGTCAGGGATTCTGTTTGCCAGGTGAACTTCTCTTTTTTAAGAAACATGCGTCCTTCCTTACGCTGCAGTTACGGTGACTTTGCAGACCGCTACGAAATTACCGTCGCTGGTCATAACAATAACGTCAGCGGTGCCTGCTGCCACGCCGGTGACGGTGATCGCGTTGCCGCTAACGGTGACCGTTGCTTTTGCCCCGTCGGAGGTTGCCACGCGGAACGAGGTATCTGAGGCACTGGCAGGGTTAACCGTCACATTGAGCGTAGTGGTTGCGCCCACGACCACGCTTGCCGTGGCTTTATCGAGCGTAACGCCGGTCACGGGGATATTCGGGGTCCCGCTTTCTTCTGCCAGCTCCGGCTTGCCGGTATTGGTGATTTTCGCTGTACGGGTAATGACCTCTTTTGCCGGAATGGCTTTACCCAGGCTGCTGCACCAGCCGCGGAAAACGTCGACGGTACCGTTCGGGTATTTGATTTTGTAATAGCGCACTGAGCCATCAATAAACCATGCGACCAGGTCTTTTTGCCCTTCTTCGCCCGGCTTCCAGGCGAGGGTGAACGAGGTATCGCCAGCAGATTTTGCCCCCTGCGCGGTGGCGTTCCAGTCGGCATCCTCGTCGTCGAGGTAAGTGTCGTCATACGATTCGGCGTTCATTTCGCCCGGCGTCAGCTCTTTAATTTTCGCCAGACGGTTCCAGTCGATATCCGAGAGTGGGTTAGCGAAAGCGTTGCCCGTTCCGGTGTAAAGCCAGAGGGTGGTACCGGCGCCTTTTACAGGAGCAAGTGGATTTGGTGTTGGCATCTTTTCCTCACATTTCGTAAGTGATTGAATATTTCATATCGGCGGAGGTCCACAGCCCCATCGCATCATCGCGCTGGTAATCGAAGCCTTGTGGAACCATGAGCGTTAACAGTGAATCGAGGCCGGGAACATCAGCGAGGGCCGGATAGATATGGCTTTCAATCCATTCATCCAGTTCGGAATCTGGTACCTGCGAGGACAGGAAGACCTCGATATGTAGCGTTGCCGCCCACATATCGGCATCAAGTTCTTCGCCGGTATACTCCGCATCGGTCAGATAGACCGCGACGGCAGGAAAATCCTCCTCCTCAATGACAGCCGGGCGCCCGTCAAAAAACATGACGTCGATCCCGATGGCCGCTTCAAGCACATCAATAATTTTCTGGCGAATGAGAGTGTGTTTCATCGTGTAAGATGCAACCTCAGTTGTTGCCTGAGGGCATAGAGCACAGCTTCAATTGCTTGCTTCTCTTCCACCTGTGCAATCGCCAGCTCTTCATCTTTCATGTTCTGAAGGATGATGCGTCGACGTCGATAGGCAGGGTCTGCCAGATTTTGTGGATCTTCATCAGGCAGGCGGCGAAGAGTCATCTGCGGGTTTACTTCGTGTTTTGGCTTCACATACCCCGGCGTAAATTCCGACGTGCTGCCGCCGCGGGAACGGATCACCTTGCCGGAGACAATCGGCGACACATAAAGAGCCATGTTGACCAGGCCAGGAATTTGAGACAGATAAACTTTCTCTGTACTGAAGGGATAAGTTTCGCGAAAGAAGATGCGCAGGAAGAGCGGATCGAACTTGAATTTCTTCTCATTGACCGCCAGAAGCTGGGCTGTTGTGTAAACTGACATAGATTTTTCCCGTAAAAAAAGCCGCATAAGCGGCTTTTATGAAAGTTGAGGGTGATTAAACGATGCTGATCGCAGTACCGGCGAACGCGTTACGCTTGATATTTTCGTCGGTAACGGCAGATGGCCAGAGCACATCTTCGATGCGGAAAGAACCAGATTTATAAAATGCCAGTTCAGCACTGCTCTGATCAGCGGTAACCGCCAGAATGCCGGTTGCTGCACCTGCATGCTCGCCGTCCCAGACGGTTAGCTTGCCGGACGTAGCATCGAGCATGAGCGGGGTCATTGCCGGGGTGGATGCTGTCAGTTCGCCCGGTGCATACGCGGTGTGTGCCGGATCGCTGTTACCGAGCGGCTGGTGATGAGTAAATACTTCGGTGATTGCCATGTTAGCCTCTTAAACGGGGGTGTTTAACAAATCGTCGCCGGCTTCAGCAGAGGCATTCCCTGCTGAAAGAGCGCCTGGTGCGGTTTCCATCAGGCGATCCAGCGCCGTATCGGTACGCGCCTGGGCGCTTTGCGGCGCCGCGGCCAGAATGCGCTGTGCACTCTCGACCGTCATGCCCGGCGTTTCTGCCAGCGCACGGGCCTGTGATTCACGACCTTTTGCCTCTTCGCAGTTCAGAATACCCATGATGCGACCATTCTCGGCGGCTACGGCTGCCGATACCTGAGCGCTGAGGTCTGCCGGGGCCATTAAGGCAGCAGTTGTTGTATCAACGGTGGTGACCTGCTCAGCCGGTGCAGTCGTCTGTGTTGCTGCCTGGTCAGCTGGCTGATTGTTCGCTGCAGATGCAGAAGGTGATGGCATAGTTCCTCCAGTGGTTGTTTTTTTGCGTCTGTCGAGTGCTTCACGCATCACGCTGAGCGCGTCGGTATTGTTAACAAGTTCATCCGCCAGACCGTTATCCACGGACTCCTGACCGGAGAAGACGGCCGCTTCGGTGTCCAGTACGGCCTGCACTGACATGCCGGTATAAGCGGAAACCTTTTCGGCAAACATCTGACGAGTGGCATCGATGCGTGTCTGAAAATCAGCGCGAACGTCCTTTGGTAGTTTTTCGTAGGGATTGCCGTCGACTTTATGATCGCCGCTGTAAATCAGCGTGACCTCAACGCCGTTAGTTTTCAGCGCAGCGCCATAATTACTGTGCGCCATCATGACGCCGATGGAGCCGGTTCTGGCCGTTTGCGTGACAAGCCGTCGCGATGCAGAACTGGCAATTATAGTCATTACCCATCGCATTCATTATCGCACGCTGAAACGGCAGCGTTTCCCAGCGCCCTTCCTGATAAGCAGACTCTTTTGGAAGGTAATAATTTTCGTCTGCCCACTCAACCGCCGTTTGCGGTTCTGGCCGGTACAACGAACGGAGCCCCGAGCGCGCGGAGTGCTGTAGCCCCTTAACCTGACTGTTCGATATATTCACTCAGCAACCCCGGTATCATTTCATCCAGCGCAGCTGCTTTGTTCATGGCTTTTATGATGTCCTTCTTGAGGAAATCAATATGTCGATTTTCCAGTTCCGGAAAGCGCCGCTGAACCGACAGAGGTATTCCATCAAGGATACTGGCAATTTCTCCGGCTATCCGCGACAGCACGAACGTGCAGAATGCGGTCTCCACCACCTCAGCGGACTCTTTTGCATTTTTTAGTTCCTGAGCATCAGCCTGGGCTCGGGTAAGCCTATGGCGCTCATAATCAATCGTGCCAGGCACAAGGTCTGATTCTGAATCAACTCTCAGCTGTTCAACCTCTTTGCGCAGCTTTTCGTTTTCTATCGCTGCATCACGGGCGGAATACCATTCGATTACGGCGGCAGAGTCATAAAGCACTTCATTACCTTTTCCACCACCGCGCGCAACTGGCATTCCCTGATCCTGCCAGTTCTGGATCGTGCGGATGCTGACATCAAAAATCTCTGAAAGGCGTTTTTTATTGACCTCCATGACGAACTCCAGGCGAAACACAGGGTAAGGAAACCATGCCGGGTAAAATGACTACTACCAAGCTTTAACACTTCCTTTCTTGTGGTGGGTTATACCCAGCAAAGACAGATACTTAGCAAGAAGAAGAACGGAAAAGGCAAAATCCTGAAAATTTTCATAAATAGCGAGAACCTGCGAGGTCGCCGCCCCGTAACAAGGCGGATTGGCGGAAAGGACCCATAATGACATTGATTATCATTTACATGCATTCATCAACAATCATTTAGACATCTAAACGTCTGTTTTGCATTACTGAATGTAGGTCATATCATGCAGCGCGGCTTCGCCGCAGTGGCAGGCTCACATCTGAAAGACCTTCTTTGATATTCGCGTGCGATGCGCATTAAAAATGCCACCAGCGGATGCCAGTGGCCAATGAGGATAAAGTTATGCTTCGAGTTTTTGGATTGGCTGGATTGAGGTAACAACACACTGGCGACGGCTGACGTTGTTTGCTTCAGCAATACCCATCTCAGTTAACAAAACCTGAGAGTCTATATCCTGCCCCTCTTCTAATCGAAGGAAGACATTCCCCTTCTTTACTAAAATCCAATCAGCGGAGTAAATCTCCCACACTAGAAAATACAACATAAGCATCCTTATCATACAGTTATAAAAACTGTATTTTAAGCCAGCGTATACTCTTCTGAAAGCATTATCACAGGCACTCCGTGAATGTCTGCTGTATTGCGATGGTGAAGGCAATACAAAAGTTATAGTGGTTCTGAGACGCGTCTATGGTTTGAAATCCAACGGAAACTCCTCACCGATAAGGTCCGGCGTAAGGGGTAATAAACCATCATCACTGGCGGTCTGTATAGCTTTAACTGCCGCTTTACACAATTCCGGGTTCCCTTCTACTACATGCATATTGGTGATTTTATTTGTTCCTTTCGGCTGATGAACACGGATAGTGCATGTATCTCCGACATATCTACTGGCATATGGAAATCTACTTTCAACTGCCTCTTTAAATTTTACAGCCCATTGATTGATTATGGGGAACTCCTGTCTCTGCTTTGGTGTTAATGTTTGTTGTTTTGGCCCCTGACATCCCACCAGGAATAATACGAGGAAACATAAAAACTTACTCATTCTGCGCTCCTTACTAAATGTTTCCGAAGTTATAACATATGTACAAACGAAGAATGAACGAGCTATTCTTACTTTGTATTGCAGGCATCTACACAGGGCCTGATGTAATGCTTACTTAACAGTCGGCAACTAGACGTTCTACAGCACGACATGCCCACCAGCAGGCGAGCTTTGTAATGGCTGCCACTATCCGAAGTAGCTCCTACAGAGAAATCATTCCTGTCAAGGAATCACATCTTTACCAAGGAGGATTAATGGTTGATGTAATGCATTACGTTGTTATCAAGAAGCATGCGATTGACCACGCACATTTAGTCGTTTATCTCTTCGAGAGCGACGGAGGCAGGTATTTTTCTGCGGCACGCGCACCAGAGGATGTTGCGTTTGAGATCGGCGATATCCTCAAACATGATGCTGCGAATATCTGGGTTCGTAGCGATGGGACAAAACTAAAATTTGAGGGTAATATTACTTGCTCTACCCTCCAAGAGGCTGAGGCCCGATTTACACAACAAATTGCCGAAATTGGATGAGAAATCTAAGCCACTCAGTGAAGAACTACTAAAGTGCCTTTATTGGCTGGCTCTTGCTTTCTCAGCCTGCCTTATGTCGGCCTTGTCGCGGTTACACTGCCCAAGCGCAGAAAGCAGGCTGACATTCAGGTCAAGACTTTGCCCCCATGACATCGGATCCAGGATAGCCGGGTAAGGCGTCTCAGCCGTGAGGTTTGCCGGAAGCGGCACCACCGGCACCTTGATGTAAACCGTCCGCGTATTGCTGCAGCCGCTTAACTGCGCCATCAGGAACAGGGCGGCGAGCACAATCATCGTTCGCAACAGCAACCTTGATATCTGCCGATGCTCCCGATGCGTCCAGTGCGATCTGCTCTTTTGCATGCTGGTTGACCTCGGAGATGGTGTTGAAAATAGTCATGTTGGTCAGGACGTTAGAGGTCACTGACTCAGCGGCGTTAATCTGCTGCTCTGCGGTTTCTGCGCGCGTCTGCTGCTGACTGGCAGCGTTGTGGTAGTGCATTGCCAGCCAGCCAAGGCAGACAATCAGGCACACCAACACCGCGGAGATAATGGCGGTAAGGCGGTTCACTGATCTATCCCCCAGCATGCCAGTGCGCTTTCCTGGACGCGCCGCTCGACCTGACCGTAACAGCCGTTCTTTTGGCCTTTGGTTAGTCGGCAATCACGGCCACCGTCTTTAATCCACCAGCGGATTGCTTCGCATGCCCCTTTACGGTCACCAGCGTTGATGCGATGGTAGAATGTCGATGGATAGCATTTCCCGGGACCAATGTTGTACGGGCAGAAGGACGCAATGCCTACCTTTTGTGGCTCTGTCAGAGGCACTTTGATATTGCGATCAACCCAGGCTAATGCCTTATCGCGTTCAATAGCGTTAACCTTGCGACATTGTTCTTCAGTGGCCGTCATGCCTTTAACAACACGCCTGCCATCGATGACGGTCACGCCGTGACATAAAGACCAGACCCCACCCGGATCAACAACGGCCACCAGCACATTGCCTTCTTTCTCGCTGATGAACTGGTCAAAAATGAGTGGAGCAGATGCACCTGATGCGATTAGTGCCAGAACTGCTGCGCTGAGTTTTGATTTATTAGACATCATTCACCTCGCGCAGCTCTTCGACGGTCTGCTTTGATTTGGAAATAGAGGTTGGTGAGAAAGGTGAGCAAGCCGAACAGTAAACTACCGATCACACCTATAGCCGCCCACTGCTCTGGGGAGTAACCGTCAAGAAGTCTTCTAAACCAGTAAATGGCACTACCTCCCGATGCGCCGTAGGAAATGCCAGTAGTTATTTTGTCCATTCGATACATGCTCTCACCTCGCTCTATGCGGGTGCTGTCGTGAGAATAAAAAAAGCCCGCTTTTGAAGGCGGGCTAATGAGTTGACTATTTGTAAGGTAGGTGTGAGTAAGGCCTATGCTCAGGAGTGAAGCTGTATCGGCTGATTCACTATCGGTCCAGGAGAACCACAGGGCATTCAGTTACTTCCCACAACTCAAAGAGTAGCAGCAGTTTGCAAAACCATAAAAAAAGGCCTGCTTTTTATAGCAGGCTCTCAAGGAATTTGAAGCTTGTATTATTGTTGTCATGGTGCCGGGTGCCTCCCGGTGACTCTACCCCAGT